AGTGTCGTCGAGTTCGATATCAAGCTGGTCAGCTTCAAAACCCCGGTTATCCGACAGACTGAGGCTTATCAGCCGGTCGCTGATATTACGGGTGATGTCCTGGTGATTAAGGGTTAGCATAAACGCTGGTGCCAGTGTCGCGCCTGCATCCAGTGTCATTCCGGTCAGCATTAAAATAACCCCCCGATGTTGCTCTGTACATTGCCGACCAGGCTGTCGGCCTGTTTCTGAATATCACCAAACATGGCTGTCAGGGACTCATCCACGCGCGTGAGACTGACCGTAAAATCAATCTTCATGGCTGCACCGTCGGCAAAAAACTCGGTGTAAGTCTCACTCACCGAATTAATCACAAACATGCCGTAAATGGTGCCACTGCCATCGAGCAGCGGCCATGCGCGCCCCTCATCCGCCATCAGGTTGAGTGCCAGCAGCGACATTTTCCCGCCGGTGATTTCCGGCAGCAGGCTACCGCTGAGAACAATTTTTTCCTCGTTCACGCCGAGAAACTGCATCGCCGGTCGCTGGCCGACTCGGCTGTTGGACGGCCAGCGGTAATCCACATCCCGTTGCAGGCTCTGATAAGGCAGTGTCTGTAACTGAAAAACAAACATGCCGAGGGCAAGCATCATGGTCGGTCTCCTTAATCGTGCATCATGCTGGCACGCTGTTTCGCTCGTTTCTCGCGCTCGTATTTTTCCAGGCTGTCACGGAGCTGGCGCTCAAGCTCGCCGCCGTTCTGCACGCCGCCACCGATGGCAATGTGATACTCGTTGCGGCTCTGGTCGGTATAGCTTTTACCGGCACTGGCCGTAACTGGCTGATAACTGCCGGTCAGTAACCCACCGGACGGGGAATACCCGCCACCATTGGCATATGCATTCACCTTTTCGGCTTTTGCATCAAGCTGGCCGGATTCCTGGTTGATGAGACCGAGCTTCTCCAGCACGTAATCAATCCCGCTGCGCAATGCAGTGACGGGTGCCAGTGCGAGCTTAAACGCCCCGGCCAGCGCCTGACCGACGGCAACGCCGGAATCTTTCCAGCTATCGAGCGTGTCCTTGCTGGCTTTCACCGGCGCTATCAGTTCCGTGAACCACTGCCACACCGCCCGCAGTTTCTGCCCGATAGCCTCAAACATCGGGATGAACGGCGTGAACAATTCCCCGACCGGTGCAAAGGCGACAGTAATACCCTCGACCACACCGGAGAAGAACGCCCCCAGCGGCGCCCAGTATTTCCGGATAAGCAGCACACCGGCGACGACTGCCGCACCGACCGCCACAATCGGCCAGGTGAGCGCACCGAGCACTGTTATGATGGCACTGCCTGCGACGGTAAAAGCTGTCCAGAGCAGACCGGCGGCGGCAATGATGGCATTGATGCCCGCAATCACCGGCCAGGCGACCAGACCAATGGCACCGACCATGCCCACCACGGCCAGCGCGACACCGCCGACGTTGAGCAGTGTCTGCGCGAGTCCTTTGTTCTGCACAATCCAGTGGTCGAGTTTGAGCACATATTTTGTGGTGGTCTGGGTGAGTTTACGCAGCGAGCTCTCCTGCTGGTCAAACAGGTCGGTGCCGACCGCCTCATACGCCGACTGAAATTCTTTGAAGTCGCCGCCTAGGTTGTCCTGCATCACCTTGACCAGCTCGGCGGTTTTGCCGTCCGAGGCTTTAAAGGTCGCAGTGAGTTTGTCGAGCTTGCCGGTCATGGCATCGGTCATCAGCACAGCGGCGGCGGAGCTGGCTTCCTCACCGAAGATGACTTTCATGTACTCGGCTTTTTGCGCCGTGCCGAGTTTGTTTTTATCAAAGCTGGCCTGCATTTCTTTCAGCAGGGTAAACAGCGGGCGCATATTGCCTTTCGCATCCGTGTTTTTTACCCCCAGCTCACCGAGTGCCGTTTTTGCCTGGCCGACCGGTGCCTGCAACCGGCTGATGACTGCGCGGCTGCCGGTGCCTGCCATCGAGCCGGTGATTTTCGCATCGTGCAACGCACCGGCCATCGCGGCAGTTTCTTCGATGCTGATCCCGGCGTTTTTCGCCACCGGTGCGACATAGGTGAGTGCATCACTCAGCCCGTTAAAGTCGGCGGCAGTCTTGTTCATTGTGGTCGAAAGCACATCACCAATGTGCGCGACCTTGTCGTTTGACAGCTGGAAGGCGGAGCGCATCCCCATCAGCAGCGCGGCGTTTTCTTCCATCGTGCGTTGGTTAGCAAGCGCCATATTCAGCGTGACCGGCGTCGCGGCCTGAATCGCAGCACTGTCGCCACCGGCTTTGGCGATAATAATCTGCGCCCCGGCGGCGTCATCGGCGGAGGCCGCCGTGTTGTCACCGAGCTGGCGTGCCAGCTTGCGCAGCAGCTCCATTTCGGGTGAGGTTTTTTCCACCCCGAGCACCGCCTGCAACTCAGCATTTTTCTGCGCAAAATCGTAGCCGGGTTTAAGAATACCCACACCTGCGGCCACACCGGCGGTTGCCATGCCAACACCGGCGGCACCGACCGCGCCCGCTGTTCCGGCCAGCGCCTTACCGGTCTGATAACGATTTTTGACCGCGTTGAGTTTCGCCTGTTTCGCGCTGACCTGCTCCAGTGCCAGTTTCTGCCGGTTGAGCTGGCTGGTTGTTTCACTGATGCGGCCTTTCAGGCTCTGTTCGTCGCGGGTGAGATTGCGGGTATTAATTCCGGCCTGCCCGAGTTCGCGCTGCTGGCGCTTCACCGATTCAGTGAGGCTGTTAACTTTGGTCTGCAATCCGTCTGCCGCTGCCTTTGCCGCCGTCAGCGCTTTCGCCTGTTCGCGCGTCGGGCGTTCTGTGCTTTTAAACTGCGTGCCAAGTGTTTCGGCTTCGGCCTTTGCTTTCTGCAGTGACTGACCGGTGACCGCCAGCTGCGCACTGGTTTTACGAAAACCCTCAATACGCGACGCCTGACCGTTGAGGTCTTTAAGGGTTTTCTGCGTATTACGGATATCCCCCGACAGCGTTTTGCTCGCGGTCTGGATGTGTTTAAACGGGCGCGTCGCCTGGTCAACGGCTTTTAGCAGCACTTCGATTCTGACGTTATTACTCATAGGAGTTCCCGCTTCGCTGGAGCGCCTTTTCGCGCCACAGGATGAGTTCGGTCAGGCTCATGGGATACAGTTCGGAGGGCGGCCAGTGAAAAATCACCGCAATATCCGCCATCAGGTCGTCGACCATGAGCCCCGGCGGAAAGGTTAAACCGCCGAAGTCGGTGCCAAAAAACCGATCACCTTCGCGGCAATACTCATCATGTCCGGCAGTTCCAGTGCGGCGACGTCCGACTCGGTCAGTGTCGGATACGTCATGCGCGGCAGCACTTTAATCAGCGCGTTCACATCCGAACTGGCAACATCGGCCAGACTCACCCCGCGCAGGGTGCCAGCCGTCGGTTTGATCAGGGTGATGGTTTCAATCACGATTTCCCCGCGTTTAATCGGTTTTACAAGGGTCACAATGTTCGGGTTGTCAGAGGTATTCTTGTATTTTTTTGCGTTGCTCATGGGGGTATATCTCCAGGAATTAAAAAAGGGTTCACCGGCCAGCACACCTGACCGGCAAGTGCATTAAGACAGGCCGATATTGCGGCGGCGCTGCTCAAGACGGTCGACGCCGTTGACCTTCTCAATCATGTTGAGGGTGTCGATTTCAATCAGTTCTTTGCCGTTCATCGTCAGCTTGTAGTAGGTACACACCGTCGTAATTTTGGTTTCAGTGTCCTCACCCTGTTTGCTGTCGCCACCATCAAATTCTTTATGGCGGCCACGTACCACCACCTCGACGGCGGTTTCTTCTTCGGTGTCGTCGCGCTGATACGAGCCTGCAAAACGCAGCGGCACACTGGACGCCCCCGGCAGCGCGTACTGCGCCCATAACGCCTCATCCGGGAAGCCGCCGAGCGTCCACTCAATCGTGAGCGCATCATCGTCGAGACCAAAATCCACCTGCGCGGCACCGTTCATGCCGCCACCACGATAATTTTCCAGCTTGCGGGTGAGTTTCGGCAGCGTCACCGAGGACACCACGCCCATATAACTGAGGCCGTCGTTAAACAGATTCAGTGATTTAAGTTTGCGGGGCATTGCCATTTGAGTGCTCCTTATCCGTTAACCGAGGCAATCAGGTTCACCAGATATTTATCGGTGA